CGGGATCGTCTACAACGTCAGCGTCGTCGTGCAAGAGGCGATGGACCCCATCGCGGTCGGCCGCGAATTCCAGCGGGTCCTGGTCCAACTAGGCCGCGCGCAGGGCGCGACCGTGAAACTGAACCTAGGGGGGGCGAGCCGATGACGCTCCTGGTGGAGATGGGCTGGGGCGGGCTCGTACAGCTGCCCAACACGATCACCTGGACGGACATCACCCAGCGCGTCGACCAGGTGCGCGGGGTGACCATCAGCCGGGGCGCCTCCGACGAACTGTCGGAGACGCAGCCCGGCACGGCGACGCTGACCCTGGACAACCAGGACGGCGCGCTCACCCCGGGCAATGCGGCCTCGCCGTTCTTCCCCTTCGTGCGGCGCAACGCGCCGATCCGGATCTCGCAGGCAGTCATCCCATCACGGACCGGGTCGGCGCCGTACCCGCTCGCCATGCTCGGCGACGACTTCGACAACAACAGAATCGATGCCACCGTCTGGGGTGGAAACTTCGGCGGGGTCACCGAGGCGAACGGTCGCGCCCGCATCCCGTGTACCTCAGGCGTCTTCGCTGGCTACCAGACCGCCCGCGCCTGGAAGCTGACCGGCAGCCAGGTGGCGGTGAAGACCGCGACGCTGCCCGTCGCTGGGGCCGCCACCGCCTGCACGGCCGGCGTCTTCGTGAACTCGGCGACTGCAGGCACCCGCATAGGGTTCGAGCACAACCGGGTCAGCGGGCAGATCTCCTTCAAATCCGACGTCGGCTACTTTGACGGGGCCGCGGCCGTGCTCACCTACGATCCGATCCAGCACGGCTGGCTGCGGATCCGGGAGGCGTCCGGCACCGTGTACTGGGAGACGTCCGGGGACGGCTACGCCTGGACGGTGCGACGCACCTTGGCCACGCCAGCCTGGGTGGTCGCCGATCAGGTGACTTTCTCCATGGAGTCCAACCGCGATGCCGGAACCGCAGACGCTTTTGAAGTGGACCTTGTCGGCGCCACCGTCAAGCCGCGCTTCTACGGCATGGTCAACGAGTTCCCGGTGGACTGGGAGGGCCTTCTCTCCACGGTCACCATCTCGTGCACCGACCTGTTCAAACGTCTCAACCGGCTGCCCGCGCTGCGCTCGATGGCCGCCGAGGAGATCATCGAGCTGACGCCGATGGTGTACTACCCGCTCACCGAGGACAGCACGTCGACGACTGCTGGCGACATCGGCGGCAACGGCGCGCCCTCGCTCGCCATCACGCAGGCCGGGGCGGGCGGCACCCTCGCGCTGAGCGGCGCGGACGGGCCGCCCGCGACGAGCGAGCAGGTGCCCGTGTTCACGCCGTCCACGGCAACCGCGGGCAAGTGGCTGTCGGTGGATCTGGGCCCGCAGTTCGAGGACCCGCCGATGTTCCAGTACCTGTGCTTCGAGGCGTGGTTCAAGACCACCACCACCGGCCGGTGCATCGTCGGCGTCCACAGCACCGACCTGCAATCCCAGCATCTGCTGTCCATCGGGGCCGGCGGCAACCTGCAGATCGAATGGGGCGTCGACGGCGGCGCCATCACCACGGAGACCGTCAGCGGCCCGACCACCCTGGCCGACGGCAACTGGCACCACGTCGTCTACGACCAGCGCGAGGTCCAGATCTGGATCGACGGCGTCCTCGTCGACTCCTCGCTCGCCGTCCCCCGGCGCTGGGGGCAGCGGATGCTGCACGTGGGCGGCTACCGGGGCACCCGCCTGTGGAACGGCAGCATCGGCCACGTCGCGATCTACTCCACCCTGGACTACTCCGTCGGCTCGCTCGCGGCCCCTCACTACGCCGCGGGCATGACCGGCTATGCGGGCGAGGACGCCGACGTGCGGATCCAGCGGCTGGCCCGGTACGCGGCCGTACCGACGGTGACGGTCATGGGCACCACCCACGACCCGATCGCCTCGCAAGGCCCGGGCGGGTCCGGGGTGGTGGCCCGCATGCGAGAGGTCGAATCCACCGAATCGGGCAAGTTGTATGCGGCGCGCGACTCCTTCGGCCTGGCGTACCAGTCCCGTGACGTGCGATACAACCCGGACTCGGCGTCCGAGGCGTTCACGATCGACTACGCCGACCTGGAGCCCGGAACCGAGCTCGCCGACGACGACCAGAAGCTGGTCAACTCCGTCGACGCGAACAGGCCGGGGGGCGCTACTCAGCGGGTCACCGCGCCCTCGAGCATCTTCGCGTTCGGCGAATACCCGAAGCCCCTCGACATCCTCAAGACGTCCGACAACTCGGTGCTGGACGCGGCGTACTGGCTGGTGTCGCGGTACGCCAACCCCGGGCCGGAGTTGCGCGAGGCCGCCATCGAGGCGTACACGATGCCGGCCTTCCTCGCCATCCTCGACGCCGACATCAGCAGCTACTTCACGATCTTCAACCTGCCCGCGCAGGCGCCGACGTCCAGCCTGCGCGTCACCGTCGAGGGCTACACCGAGACGATCAAAGAGAAGTCGCACGTCATCCAGTTCCACACGAGCGCGACCGTGAACGACTCCGTGTGGGTCCTCGACGACACCACCTACAGCGTTCTCGACTCCACCACCCGCCTCGCCTACTGAAGGAGCCCGCATGCCCATCGCCGTCGTGCGCGCCGAGACGTTCTACACGCCACCACCGCGCGAGCCCGCCGACGCATGGGCGGACGTGCCCGCCGCCGAGCTGGTCTGGCGCTGGATGGAGTACCGGACGGGCCGCCGCCTGGTCCCGCCGGAGGCCGACGTCGACGACACGTACTACGCCCGCATCAACCAGAACCGATGGCTCGCCGACTGCAGCAGCTGCGGCTCGGCGGCAATCGTGTCCCCCACCGATCCCCGGTACGCCTGCACCGAGTGCCAGTGGGGATGGTGCGCGCTCGTCTTCCCCGCCGATCCGGCAGCCGTCGAGGCCAGTCTCATGGCGCTCAAGCCGGGGCTGCGGAACTGGTGGAACGACCTCGACCCCAACAACCCGAACCGGCCCCCGGACCCCGTGTCCGACCCTGGTCCGATGAGTGAGGCGTCATGACGTTCGCCCCTCGTACCTGGGTGGTCGGCGAGGTGGTCTCCGCCGCGATCATGAACCAGGAGATCCGGGACCAGTTCAACTCCATGTTCGGCGCCTGGACGGCGTACACGCCGTCCTGGACGTCGAGCGGCACCGCGCCGTCGCTGGGTAACGGGACGATCATCGGCCGCTACATGAAGTTCGGCCGGACCGTCGTCTGCCACATCAACCTGGTCACCGGCTCGACCACCACCTACGGCAGCGGTTCCTACAACTTCTCGTTGCCGTTCACTTCGGCCAACGCGGGCGCCTCCTATGTCGGTACCGCTCACCTGCTTGGTGGCCTCCGATGGGTGGGGGAGATCGTCATCTCGCCGAACACCAGCAACTGCTCGGCGTTCATGCCGAAGCTGGCCGCCACGAACGGCCAAGTCGACTTCCTGACCGCGGTCCAGCCCGAGACCCTCGCGTCGGGCGCCCAGCTCCGGCTGACGTTCGTGTACGAGTCCGCGACCTGATCCTGCTCCGCCCTGTCCGTCCCGAGCCGCTGGCCGGGGCTTTTTTCATGCCCAGATTGGGGGGCTCAATGAAGCTCGTAACCCGCACCCAACTCGGCTGGCCCGCATCGGCCGCGCCGACACAGACGTCCACGAAGGGCGTCAAGGTCCACTACGAGGGGACGGCCGTCTCGGTCGACCTGCTCAAGGACCACGCCGAGTGCCTCGCCGAGTGGCAGGCCATCCGCAAGAGCCACCTGGCGAACACCAAAGAGAACTACTCGGACATCGCCTACAACTACGGGGCCTGTCCGCACGGCTACCTCCTCGAAGGCCGCGGCGTCGGCAAGCGCACCGGGGCCAACGGCAACCAGCCGCTGAACATCGCGCACTACGCCATCGTCGGCCTCGTCGGCAGCGAGGGCCTCACCAAGCCGACGGACGCCATGCTCGGGGCGATCCGCGACGGCATCGAACTGCTGCGCCAGCACGGGGCGGGCAGCGAGATCAAGGGCCATCGCGACGGCTACGCCACGGAGTGCCCCGGCGGCCCGCTGTACGCCTGGGTCCAGAAGGGCGCGCCGCGCCCCGCCGGGACGGCTACCGGTCCCGGCACGCCCGCCCCGGCGAAGCCCAAGGTCTCCCTGGAGCACGTCGTGTACGCCGCCCGGCATGACCCGGCGGCCGCGCAGGGCCACACCAGCCACCGGGCCGAAGTCCTGCTCGTCGAGAAGGCGCTGAAGGCGGAAGGTTTCCTCTCCGCCCAGTACGTCGACGGCTCCTTCGGCTCCCTCACCGTCACCGCATACGCCCGCTGGCAGCGCTCCCCGGCCGGCGGCGGCTACAGCGGCGACGCAGCCGACGGCATCCCCGGCAAGACCTCCCTGAAGCTGCTCGCCGCCCGGCACGGCTTCACCGTCACCGACTGACCCCAGAAGGGATCACCATGTCCAGCTCTTCTCTCCCCAACGTGCAGACCGTCGTGAAGACCGCGCAGACCTACGCCATCGACCTCGCCGAGCGCGTCATCTGGACGTTCCTCACCGCGGCCGGAGGCGTCGCCCTCGCGGCCGGCCCGGCGAGCATGTTCTCCGCCTCGTTCTGGCAGACCGTCGGCGTGGCCGGGATCGCCGCGGCCGGCTCGCTCGTGAAGGGCCTGTTCGCGCGCGTCGTCGGCGCGAAGAACTCGGCGTCGACCGCGGCAAGCGTCTGACCCTGCACGGTGCGAGCGTCTTGGAGGTGGCATGGACGCCGCCCTCGTCACAGCAATCGGCGTGATCGGCAGCGCCGCGGTGGCCGGGGCGGCAGCCATGTACGGCTCGAAGGTCGCCGGGCGGACCCAGCGGGAGGGCGGAGTCATCGGCGGATACGACAACCTGACGGCGCGCCTGGTCGCCGAGCGGGACAAGGCCGAAGCGGACCAGGCGAAAGCCGAGTCGCGCATCCAGACGTTGGAGCTGGAAGTCGCGCGCCTACGGCTACAGGTGACACAGCTCGGAGGCCAGCCATGACGCGCACCGAGCGGGTGCTTGCCCACCGCTGGAAGCCGATAGCCCTGCTCGCGTTCCTGCTGTTCCTCGCTGGCGCCGTGCTCCTGGTGTATGTGCGTGTCCAGGCCGAGGCGACGCGCGCCGACCAGCTGGCCGACGAGGCGGACCTGCGCGGGACTGCGGTGTCCACCCTCGCCGGGGACGTGCGGGCCCTGCGGGAGCAGGTGAAGGCGAAGGGTGGGACACCCGTCGCCCCGGACCCCACCAAGGCCGTCAAGGATCTGCCCGACCGCGCCGAGGTACCCGTGCCCATCCCCGGGCCGCCGGGTCCGAAGGGCGACAAGGGCGACCCGGGCAAGTCCGCGCCCACGATCACGCCGTCGCCTGGAGTGTCAGGGGCCCCTGGCTCGGTCGGCTCCAACGGCGCCGCCGGACCCCAAGGCCCGCAAGGACCGCAAGGACCGCAAGGCGAGCCCGGAGCTGCAGGGCCCCAGGGCGAGCAGGGGCCGCAAGGCGACCGCGGCGAGACGGGGCCCGCACCGTCCGGCTGGACGTACACCGACGGATCCGGCACCACCTACGAGTGCACGCCCGACGACGGGTCCACCCACTACACGTGCCGCGCGACCGGCGGCGGCAGCAGTACGCCGTCACCCCAGGGCCGCGGCCTGCTGGGCTCCGCAGCGCTCGCCTTGGCCTCTCGGTACCGGAAGCTGTAACGGAATACGAAACGAAAATGCGGCCCCGCCTTCCTTAACGGGAGGGCGGGGCCGCTTTCGTGCGTCCAGGGGTGGGAGCTGTCTCCCACCCCTGTCAGTTCAGCGCCTCGATGGCCTTCAGGATCAGGGCGCGCGCGCCTGCCCCGTACACGGCCATGCCGTGCAGCTGCTCGAAGGCCTTCAGGTACAGGACGATCTCGCTGGGCTGAGTGATCTTCACCCGAGCGGAGACAAGTTCGACCGAGACCAGGCGGTCGTCGTAGATGTGGAACGTCTCTCGCGGCCACTGGACGCGCTGGGGTAGCGACATGGGGATGACGCCGAGCGACACCTGCGGCAGCGCACCCGCAGTGAGCAGGTAGCCGAGTTGGGCGGCCATCGCGTCGCTGTCCCCAATCTGGTACCGGAGGGCAGCTTCCTCGACGAGCAGCACGAACCGATGTCCCGGTTCGTGGATCACTCGCGACCGCTGGACTCGCGCCCGCGCAGCTTCGGCACTGTCGTCCACTGGAAGGTCGCGGAACTGTGCGCTGATGCCGAGGACCCCCGCCGCGTACCCCTCGGTCTGCAGCAGGCCGGGCACTAGGGACGACGAGTAGACGCGGAACAGTCGGGTGTCGTGGAAGAACTGCACCGCGCTGTCCTGGAGTTGCTTCAGTCCGCTGCGCACCTGATGCCGCCACTCGGTGTACATGGATTCGGCGTGCAAGGACTGCGCAATCAGGTCCTCTGCCTGGTCCTGCGCTCCGGATGCCCGGCACCACAGGCGTATGTCGGTGGCCGACGGTGCGGTGCGGGCGTTCTCGATGCGCGAGGTTTTCGCGTGGTGCCAACCGCACTGGTCGGCCAGCTCGGTGACCGTCAGCCCCGCACTCTTGCGGAGGTCGCGCAGTCGCTGCGCAACGACGTTACGCGCGGCCTGGGCGGACGAGGACGGGGAGATGGGCATGAGCTGGCCTGTCAGTGCTTCCTGTTAGCGGATCTTGTACTCGTCGTGCGGGGTAGCGCGCCCCCACACGGCCTCGAACGCCTCGGCGCACAGCTTCGCGGCGGCGGGCTCGTCAGAGATCTCCCCGCCGGCCGAGGCGCCTTCGCCGGTGAAGTGGTTCCAGTAGATCCACTGCTCATCGAAGAGCCAGAAGTCATTGCCGGGCAGTGCGATGTCCGAGGCCCGTCGGCGCGAGAGCCATCGCACCTGCTCGCCTGCGGCGACGTTGGTGAAAGTGCCGTCGTACAGGAACTTGGTGTACTCGCTGACCGGCTCGGACACGATCCGGGCCCGGCGCACCACGACACCACGGCCCACGGTCTCCTGGATCAGGTCGAGCCACGGCCGCCACCACGACTCGCGGTCGGCCTGGTCGTGGCGGAACCCTGCCCGCCAGTCGGCGAACGGGCCCGTCTCGTAGTCGACTGCGTAGGTGTCCCGCATCTCCAGATGGACCGCGGACCGCGTACACCTGGAGATCAAGTCAGCGAACGTCGGCGGCGTGCTCGACGGCATCGCAGGCCTCCCTGATCATGTGCACCATCCTGGCGGGGATACGGATCACTGCCTCGTGCTCCGGGATGCCTTGAGCGTGACCCGGTACCTCGAATCCGGCGCATTCCGCTTCGAGTTCGGAATCCGGTTTCCAGCCTTGGAGGACGAGTTCCTGCTTCTCCTGGTCGACCCAGACGGTCGGGCTTTCGTGGTCTCCCGTGTTGGGGTCGATGCCGATGAACCGTAGCGGCATGGCCGCCTCCCTCATCTCGATGTGCAGATCTGTGCAACACCGTCAGCCGGGAGAGTGAGCGGGTCAAGAGGGCGAACCGGCCAGTGTCCGCATGCAGGCAGTTTGTGCGCACAGATCTGCACATTGCTGGCAGTGCTGCACATCCCGCTCTTAGCGTCGTGTCCAGCGGAAGCCCGACCACTCTGCCCGTGCACACCCCGCGCTCTGGTGCCTGGGCAGGCCCACGCCAGCGGAGGCACCCGGATGAAGACGACCATGGACCCGCCCATCACGCTCAATCTGCCCCTCGCCCCGCCGGCCCCGGCGCTCGGATGCGGCGTCTGTGGCGCCCTTGCCCGGCAGCGGGCCCAGGCCTTGGAAGGCGGCGACCTGTCCCGCGCGACGGACTGCAGCGTCGAGATCCGCAATCACCCCCACGAGGGCGGCGCGTCATGAGCGGCGTCCGCCGGGTGTGGCGCGGCTTCGGAAGCGGGCCCGGTCACATGCAGGCGGTCGCCGACAGCGGCACGTACAGCCGCATGCAGACCGCCTACCGCGCCTACATCAACCATTCCACCGCATGTGACGCCTGCGGACACGGAGAGACGAAGTGCGCGGCGGCGGACCAGCTGTGGCGTGCGTACAAGGCGGCCCGCTCGTAGACCCCCGTACCCGGCGCTGACGGCGTGCCGGGCACGGGCAACGTCCCACCCGTCCTCGTACCCCGTAGCTCTTGGGGACGGGCGGGACCAGGCCCCGGCCGGATCATCCCCGGCCGGGGCCGCCCCATGTCCGGGCATTGCGCCGCGATGGGGGTCCGCGAGACAATGGATAGGCCCAGTTCAGGGCGCCCGCGGAACCTCTGGATTGCGTGAGCGGTGCGTGAGCGGGAGTCCCAAAGTGGGCCAGAATTACCGGAGTAGGCCGGAGCACTGGACCCTATCGACCAGGGGAAACGTAGACCGGCCGGAGCCTCCCAGAGTGAGCCAGAGTGAAACCCCAGGACTTTTAATCCATTGGTTGTGGGTTCGAGTCCCACAGGGTCTACGTAAGTTGGACATTCCAACTGAGGAATGACCAGCACGAACGCCCCCTGAGAGGTTTAGACCTCTTGGGGGGCGTCGTCGTTTGCGGGCCCCTGCGTGAGCGGTGCGTGCACGGGAGTGCTGCCGGACCCCTTCCGGGCACGCGGCACGGCGGCGGCGGCCTGCTCCGTGAGCTCCTCCACGTACTCCTCGAAAAGCTCGGTGTACGTGTCCGCCGTCAGGACGATCGTTGAGTGCCGCAGCTTCTTGCTCGCGTCGTCGATGTCCCCGCCGCCGGCCTTCACGAGAGACGCCGCGCCGTGCCGGAGGTCCCGAAGGTTGACGGGCGGCAAGTCCGCCTCGGCGACGATACGTTTGAAGACCTTGCTCACCTCGGCCGGGTGCAGCCAGGCGCCGTCCTCAGCCGTGAAGACCTTGCCCGTGTCCGTCCACGGGAGGCCCGCCTCCAGGCGCTCGGCGCGCTCCTGCACCTGCTGCGCCTGGTGCGCCTTCAGGACGTCCACGGTGCCGTTGTCGATGTGGACCGTGCCCGCCGACCCGTCGGTCTTCGGGTCCGTCTCGATGGGCGTCCAGCCGTCCACCACGATCTCCTTGGCGACCCGGACAGTCTTCGTCTCGAACGACACGTTGGCCCAGTCCTGGCCGACGCCCTCGCCGCGGCGCAGGCCGTGATGGGCGATCAGGTGGAAGAAGGCGTACAGGCGATCACCCTCGGCCGCGTCCAGGAACGCGCCCAGCTGGGCCGGCGTCCAGACCATGACCGCAGACGGCTTCTCGCCCGTCTCCCGCCAGCGCGCCACCCGCTCGGCCGTCCACAGCATGCCCTTGGGGCGCTTCGCCGTCTCCAGCTCCACATGGGCGGCCGGGTTGAAGGTGATGTACTCGCGGCCGATCGCGAAGTTCAGGGCCGTGCGGAGCGTCCGGCGGATCGCCTGCTTGCTGGCCTTGCCCGTGACCCGGCGGAAGGGCGGCATGGCGGCGAGCTTCGCCTTCTCCGCGGCCAGGCGCTCACGCTCGGAGGCCGGCGGGCGTCCTCCGGCGGGCCACTTGCAGCGGGCCACTTGCTCGTGCCGCGCCGCGTTCTCCGCGGCGATCGCTTCGTTCTGGTCGTCGATGCCGTCGAACATCTGCTGCACGTGGCCGACGCCGAGCCGGTCGAGCCGATGGTCGGCGAGCGCGGGCCGCAGATGGACACGCACGTGCGACTCGTAGCCGTTCACGGTGGTGGCCCGCTTCGACTTCCGCTTCACGTCCAGCCACTCGTCGAGCAGGTCGCCCACGGTCATCGTCGCCGTCAGCTTCTGCCCGCGCACTAGCCGGCGGCGCGTCTCGGCGAGGTCGGGCAGCGGCGCCTTCTTGTTCTTGCTGACGTCCTCGAGCAGGTCACCGACCAGGGTCTGCGCCTCGCGGTCGTCACCGTCGGGCAGGTCGAGGAGCGCCCGCACCTTGTCGAGGTCGGCTTGCGCGTCCTTGGCTGTGGTGTAGCCGGAGCGGGAGAAGGAGCGGCGGCCGCCGTCCCCGCGGGGCGGGAGCTCCTGACGCACCGCCCACACGCCATGCCGCCGGCTCGACAGCTGCGGGCACGCCTTGCCCAGCGCCTTGCCATCCTCGCCGCGGCAGTAACAACGGCGGTACGTCGAGCCTTTCACGACCCCTCCAGCTTTCGCGGTCAGCGATTACGTAGGAACTTACGCCTCCGATGGGCGCCCTTGTCGCTCGCTGGCTGAGGCCAGTCATCTTGCAACTCCGGATGAAGAGCTCGCAAGACTTCTTCCTCCCAGGCCTCAAATCCCTCTTTAGTCTCCAGCGCCTTCTCCAACTCCTGCAAGATCTCTGTGACTTCAGGCCATCGGCGATTGATCTCTGCCTGTAGTTCTTCAATGAGTTCTCGCGTCACGTGCCCACGTGCGCTTTGCAGGGCACGCTTCGTTTCATACGAGCCGCGTGCATCTGCGCGGGCGTCCCTCTCTGCACCGACAGTGCGCCCCCATAGGCCCAAAGCGAATACGTGAATCAGCGAAGAAACCGCGGGCTTCCCGTCTGGGGTCACGATTCGATCGGCGACCTTTCGTGAAATCTCCAGGCCCACCATGAACCGGACAAAATCCATGTCAGACCGCTCAGGCCACAACCTACGGAACATGTACTCGTACACCGTAACGCGCCTTGCGGTGCCAATCCGCCCCTCGACGGAGTCGTACCGATTTCCGTCCTCGATGCCGCCAAGCAGAAGGTCTTCTTCTAGGGGGTCGACCTCTGCTTCGAGTTTCTGCGGCGTAGTGGATGGCGCAAAGAGAGCAAACACATGCGACGGCACTTGCGCCGCAGGCATCCAGAGCGACTCGCTGATCAATAGGCGCGCGTCGGGTGGAACGAGGGGCTCCTCCCACCCGCCAAGCTTCTTGACGATTGAGGGGATCATGAGCAGCTCAGTGATCGAGAGGTCCCGGTTCCCGGATTCCAATGATGCGACGCTGCTGCGGCCCCAACTGAACCCGTATTTGCGCGCCTCTTCGGCGACGTCCTCTTGTCGAAGCCCCCTGGCCTCTCGGAACTTCCGGAGGCTTTCACCCACGACCACGGATAGTGGCTGTGGCTTTTCGTTAGTTGCCATAGCTTCACCGTAGGCGGAGTGGAGCGTCCAGCGCCAGACGCCCCAGGCTGGATCTGGACAGGTTGCAGCGTCAGGATCTGAACGCTTGACGCGCCCGAGGCTCGTGTTGCAGAGTGTGCAGCGTCCAGGACCAAACTCTGCAGGACGGCAAGCAATGCCAACTCAGAACAGCGCCTTGACCAGCAAGGCTCGAAGCCAGTGCGCCCACACCTGGGTGTCCGTGGAGGACTTGGCCGAAGAACTCCAGATCCCCAAGTCCACGATCTACGGCTGGAAGACCCGCGGCCTCGGGCCTGCATGGGTCCGCGTCGGCAAGCACCTTCGCGCCCGGCGTAGTGACGTCGACCAGTGGTTGAACAGCCTCATTGAGGCGTCGGCATGACCGCGCTGACCATCGCCGAGGTTCTCGACCAGCCGCCGCTCGTCCCGCTGTGGCCGACCGTCGGCCGGGCCCTGGGCCTCGCCGAATCCACCACGTACCAGCTGGCAGCCGAGAACAGGCTGCCCATCGAGGTCATCCGCCTGGGCCGACGACGGGTCGCCCGGACCGTAGACCTCCACCGCTTCCTCGGGCTCCTGCCCCAGGAGAACGGCGCCGGTCCCGTGTACCAGACGGGGCCGTCCGCCGGAAACAGCGAAGCCGCCGGGTACCAGCCGGCGGCTTCGGAAGAGCAATCCGCACCTCACGCCAGTAAGAGAACGGAACCACTCGCATGAAGCTTCCCATGACGGCAACGGCGCCGTCGACCCCGACCGACCAGCGCGTGCGCCTCGTCATCGAGGCGGAGATCTTCCAGGACCCCGACGGCGGCCCCGACTCGCTGATCGTCACGACGGACGAGCTCGCATGCGAGCCGACCGTCCCCGCCCGCTTCCTGCGCATGATCGAAGAGGGCCACGCCAAGCTCAACGCGATGAAGCTCATGGCGCTGGAGTACGAGGCCCGCGACACCCTCGCCGCGATCATCGCCGAACACGACCTCACCCTCATCGAGGTCGACATGCGCACCGTCACCGAATTCGCCGGCGACCTCGCCGACCGCCTCGGCTGCTGGGCAGGCAGGGACAACGACCGCGTCATCGTCTGGGTGCCCGCCGGCCAGGACCCGTTCGCGCGCACCAACGCGGTCGCCGACCTCGTCAACGACCCTCACTCCGTCGTGCGGGAGGGCTGAACAGTGACGCAGCGCACCGACAACATCGCCGTCCAGGACGGCAGGCTCACCGAGCTGGGCAAGCGGCTCTGCGACGAAATCGCCGCACGCGTGACGACCGAAGCCCTGAAGACCGCCGACCCGCACGCCTATATCTCGATGTGGGACGCGCGCTTCCGCGTCCTCATGTCCGAGCTCCCCGCTGGCGGCACCGAGTGAGCACTCAGCAGAACACCGCGACGGCCGAGGGTGTGCAGCTCGTGGACACCCCCGGCCGCCCGGCCCGCGACGTGCAGCGGCCCGAATGCACCCACTGGGTCGGCGCCGAGCGGCGGCACTGCAAGGAAGTCGACGGCGTCCGCCTCTACATCCCCGGCCACCGCTGTCCCGCGCACACGCCCAACGCCCTGCAGGACAAGCCCGAAGCCCCGGCCGGCCCCGGCTGGCCCATCTTCCGCATGGAGGCGCAGTGAGCATCGATCCGAAGAATCTCCGCGCCATCGCTCGGCGCGACCGTGCGGCCAAGAAGGTTGCCCGCTACCAGGCCCGTACCGTCCTGGCGATCTGTGATCTCGCCGAGCGGCACGGCCGGCTCGTCCCCGAGGCCGACCGCCGCACCTCCTTCATGGGGCTCGGCGAACTCCGGCCCGCGCTCATCGACCCCACCGACGACGACGGTGACTGGTTCTTCGTCCACGAGGTCCTGGAGCTCACGGGTGCGACCCCCGAGCAGTGGCACCAGCTGCACGACGAGGAGATCGCCGAGGCCGCCGAAGAGCCGCCCGTGCTTCCGCGCGTCGACGAATACACCAACCACCGCGCCGACGGCGGCACCCACCAGGTCCCCGTCTGCAACTGGCAGATGGCCGTGATGCTCGCCCTCGAAGGGCCCTGGGGCGAAGAGCTGATGAAGAACGTGACGCCCGCGTTCCGCCGGGCCGCCGTCGAATCCGGGATCGCCGACCAGATCCAGGTCGTTCGTCTCGCCGAGGACGGCACCGCCCACGAAACCGGCGAGTCCATGGCCGACGCCATCCTGCGTGACGGCCCGCTCCCGTCCGCCGAAGTCCTCCGCGAACAGATCCGGCGCGGCCCCCTCGGCGCACTCCTCGACGGCACCGGCTGAACACCCGCCGGGGACGGGCCGCCCGCCCGTTCCCGGCTTTCACGGACCACTACCAGACCCAGTACGAGGGACACGTTCGTGAACAACTTCCCCGGTGTCGCCATGGAGCGCGTACTCAAGGCGCTCGACAACAACGGCCTCACCTACCGCCGCGCAGGCGGGGGCTACGAAGCCCAGTGCGGGAACCCCGCACACCCCGACGACCAGCCATCCATGTCCGTGCGGCAGGGCAACCTCGGCGTCGTCCTCCACTGCCACGTCTGCGGCGAGGAAGGCAAGGACGACATCGTCGCCGGCCTCGGCCTCACCAAAGCCGACCTGTTCGACCAGCCCCTGGAACGCCCCGAACGTCCGCAAGTCGTCGCCACCTACATCTACGAGGACGCGGACGGCAACGAGGCCTACCGCAAGGACCGGCGCGAGCCCGGCAAGGACGGCAAGTCCAAGGACTTCATGCAGTACCGCATGGTCAACGGCAGCAAGGCCTACGGCATGAAGGACGTCACCCGCCTCCCGTGGCGTCTCCCGCAGCTCATCGCCGCCGTGAAGGACGGCACGGAAATCTTCTGGAACGAGGGCGAGAAGTGCGTCCAGGCCCTGGAGAAGATCGGGCTGGTCGCCACCACGGCGGGCAGCGCGCAGGACTGGCGGCCCGGCATGGCCGAATACTTCGACGGCGCCGCCAAGGTGACGGTCATCGCCGACAACGACGAGCCCGGCATCAAGCACGCCCGGAAAGTAGCCGCCGCTCTCAAGGGCCGGGTCGGCGAGATCCGCGTCGTCCGGGGCGCCGTCGACCGGCCCAAGGCCGACGTACACGATCACCTCGCGGCCGGGCACAGCATGGATGAACTGGTCGACATCACCGACCAGCGCAGCCACCTCCGATCCGTACCCCCGTCGGCCGACATCCCGCCCACGGACGGTACTTCCGCCCGGCAGCCGGACCTGGACGACAACCCCCGGCCACAGGTCGGCTTCGACCTCACCTCCGCATTCGGGCTGCGAGGCTGCACGGTCCCGCGCGGCTACCGCATCACCGGCAAGGGCGTGGACTTCAGTACCGGCAAGGACGAGACGCCGTGGGCCCGCTTCACCTACGCGCCCCTGGTCGTCACCGCTGCCTATGAAGACCCGGACGGCGAGCAGAGCGTCCAGCTGTCGTGGACCGACCGCGGCAGGACCGTATCCAAGGTCGTCGCCCGCGACGTTGCCAAGCGCGGCCGGGAGCTGGTGAAGAACCTCGGCTCGGCCGGCCTACCCGCCATCGAGGGGGACGCCCGCGTCCTCGAGCGCTGGATCGCCGAGTTCGAGGCCGCCAACCCGTCCGGCATCCCACACGAACAGCTCGCCCGGCACCTCGGCTGGCAGCCCGACGGCACGTTCGTCTCGTCGCCCGAGTCCGGCATCAAGCTGGAAGTCCGCTACGACGAACAGCGGGTGCCCTCACAGGCCTTCGGCACGTCCGGAGACTTCGAGGCCTGGCGGCAGGCCATCGTCCTGCTGAAGCCGCACCGGGTGCCGCGCATTGTGATCGCCGCCGCGCTCGCCGCGCCGTTGCTCCGTCCGCTGGGACTGCCCTCGTTCACCGTCGACATTTCCTCCCGCTCCACGAAGGGCAAGACCACGGCATTGCAGTGCGGTTGCAGCGTGTGGGCCAACCCGAGCGAGAATGCCGCCGCGATATCGAACTGGCGGGGCACCGCCTTCGCCATCGAGAAGCGCTTCAACCTGGTGCGCGGCCTGCCCACCTTCCTCGACGAGACGATGTCCGTCTCCGACGAGGGGATCATCGACTACGTCCTGTACCAACTGCCGATGAACCAGGGCAGGGACCGCAGCGGCGGCTACGCGGGCGCCCTCCCGTGGGAAACGATCCTGCTGTCGTCGGGCGAACGGACCGCACTGTCGTACACCCGTAACCAGGGTGCGGCAGCACGCACCTTGTGCACGACCGAGGCCCCCTTCGGAGACGACGGCGACACCGCCCGGCAGGTCCACGACGCGGTGTTCGCCAACTACGGGCACGCCGGACCCCGGTTCGCCGAACTGGTCCGTAAAGGCCTGGCACGCGACGGCGGGCTGGAACGGCTCAGGCAGCGCCACAAGGACATGGCCGTCCTCTTCCGGGGCGACAACGCCATGACGGGCCGCCGTGCACCGATGGTCGCCGCGCTGGCGCTCGCCGAGGCCATGGCGTGCGAGACCGGCATCCTGCCCTACGAGCCGCTCTCCGCGGACACGTGGGCCAAGACGTTCGCGTCGTCCAGTGCGACGGACAACCAGCCCGAGATGGCCATGGACGTGGTCCGCGAATACATCGCGGCCCACTCGTTCGAACTGTGGCCCAGCCGGGACGACAGACCTCCGCTTCGCGGTTGGCTGGGAGCCGTCAAGGTCAGCAACGGGCAGACGTTCGTCGCGGTCATGCCCGAACGGCTGCGGACGATCCTCTCCGACGCCGGCTACTCGCTGGATGCCGTCATGGACGGCTGGGTGAACGCCGGATACCTGTCCTCGGCTGTCGACCGCGGAAAGGTCACCTACCGGGTCGTCACGCGCTTCGACGGACGGACCGCCCGCTGCTTCCAGTTCACCCCCCAGGCATTGACGTTGAGCGACGAAGCCCAGGAGGCGGCATGAGGATGGCCGTCGACTGCGGTGTTACGCAGCCCTGTTACGGACTTGGCGTAACGGATCGCACGGGTCGTATGCGCAGGTCAGAGGCGTCTGGGACTGAATCGTGGCGGTGTTACGCAGCAGCGCGGAACACACACCCCGATGCGGGCGCGCGTGCGCAGGCGCGGACGAGCGCGCGTATGTGCATGTGTGTTCTACGTAACTACGTAACTAAGAAAGAAGAGAAGAAGAAAGAGCAGGTCAGACCGCCAAAAAGGCGTTACGCAGGGCGTTACGCAGGCGTTACGTGCCGCGTAACGGCCCTGGATCTCCCCGTCAGCCAGATCCGAGCCGAGGTGACCCATGCCTGAATTCAAGCCCCGCCCCTACCAGACCAAGGCCATCGAGGCACTCACCTCCGGATGGACCAGCACCGGCAACCGACTCGCCGTCGTCCTCCCGACCGGCGCGGGCAAGACCGTGGTGTTCGCCAATCTGATCAGCCAGATGCTCGACCAGCTGGGCAACCGCCGCGCCCTGGTCATCGCCCACCGCGAAGAACTCATCGACCAGGCCGCCGAGAAGATCCGCGCCGTCCGCCCCGACCTCCGTGTCGGCATCGTCAAGGCGCAGCGCAACGAGCACCTCGATGTCGACGTCATCGTCGCCAGCATCCAGACCCTCGCAGTCGAACGCCGGCGCAAGGCCATCGACGACATTGGCGTGATCATCGTCGATGAATGCCACCACGCGGCGGCCCGCACCTACATGGACGCCCTCGAACACTTTGGCGCCTGGCGCGGCATCCCCGTCGCCGGGTTCACCGCCACCATGACCAGGCAGGGCGGCGGCCTCGCGGAAGTCTGGGAAGAGGTCGTCTTCACCCTCGACATCCTCGACATGATCCGAGACGGCTACCTCTGCGACGTCAGCGGCAAGCGCGTCGTCGTCGACGGGCTGGACCTGGACAAGGTCAAGACCCGACACGGCGACCTGCAGGACGGGCAGCTCGGGCAGGCCATGGACGACTCCGGCGCCGCCGACGTAGTAGCGGACGCGTACAAGGAGTTCGCCGCTGACCGGCCCGGCGTCGTCTTCACCCCGACGGTCGCCACCGCGCAGTCCATGGCCGACTCCCTCAACGACGTCGGAATCGCGGCCGCCACCGTCTGGGGCGACATGCCCAAGGAGGCCAGGGCGACCGCCCTGGAGTGGTACCGGACCGGGCAGGTGCAGGTCCTCACGAACTGTGCGGTCCTCACCGAGGGCTTTGACGCCCCGTGGACAAGCTGCGTCGTCATCGCCCGCCCCACCAAGTCGGCTGGCCTGTACTGCCAGATGGCGGGCCGGGGCCTGCGCCTCCACCCCGGTAAGGACAAGGCCCTGATCCTCGACGTGATGGGCGCCTCGACCCGACACAAGCTGGCGTCCATCGTCGACCTCACCAGCAAGTCGGTGGGCGAACCGAAGGAAGGGCAGTCGCTGCGGGAGGCGTCCGAGGAGACCGACCGGCTCGCCCCGATCGGCAGCGTCGAGTGGGAGGACGTCAACCTCTTCCACGAGTCGCCCATTCGCTGGCTGCAGACCGACGCTGGCGTCTGGTTCGTGCCGCTGACACCCCGGATGTTCCTGTTCCTCACCCGGGGCAGCCAGCCGGGCGTGTACCGGGTGCGCCGCTGGGACTCCGCGACGGGAGTCCGCCCGCCGAGCCCCGACCTCGAGGCGCCGCTCACCGAAACCATGCGCTGGACGGAGGACCAGGCCCGTCGCCTGGTGCACCCTTCCTACCTCGCCAGGTCGGCGCAGTACCGGAACAGGGCTCCGAGCCCCAAGCAGCGCGCCTGGTGCCGCTTCAACCGCGTCCCGATTCCCGTCGGGGGCACGGCCGGCGACGTCTCGGACCTGATGGACATTCATGCGACGGGCCAGGCCCTGCGCAACTACAGCCCCGCCGCTGCGGCCTGATCAGGGAGATAGCCATGCAGCAAGACCCCGACGATGTCGTGATCGAGGTGACCGAGGCCGAGTTCCACGCGGCCGCGAGCACCTCCCTCGCCCGGCTCGGCATCACCTACGCCGAGCTCGAAGACCAAGCCCGCCGCCGCGACTTCTCCACAGCCCAAGCCCACAGCCTGTGGACATCCATCGGCGGCGCCGTCAACCCCGACCTGCTCGTGAGCGGGAGCCCCGCAACCGTTGCTCAGCAGGCAACGCAGGTCCCCCGGGTGATCGGCCTCGACCTGTCCCTCACCTGCACGGGCGTGGCTGGCGAAGGGTGGACCGACGTCATACGTCCCCGGACTGGGCTCCGAGGGCATCCGCGGCTCGACTTCATCGTCGACCAGGCCGCCGTCCACATTCGCAACGCCGACCTGGTGGTCATCGAAGGACCGTCGTTCGGTGGCGGCGTCGCCCACCGGCACGAGGATCTCGCCGGGCTCCGCGTCATGGCCCGGCACGCCTGCTGGCGGCGCGGCATCCCCTACGCCGTCGTGCCCCCGTCCTGCCGGGCCCTGTACGCCACCGGCAAGGGCTCCGGCTCGAAGGGCGCCGTGCGGGACGCGGTCCGCGAACGCTACGGCGTCGAGTGCGATGGCCCCGGCCGGTACGACCAGGCCGACGCCTACACCCTGCTCGCGATGGGCCTGCACCACCTCGGCTGGCCCCTTGCCGTACTGCCTGACAGTCACCGCCGCGGCCTCGACGGATGCCAGTGGCCAGACACGGAAGGACTCGCCGCATGAACGACCACGACATCCAGATCCTCGCCATCGGCATCACGATCGGCATCTACGTCATGCTGCTAGTCCAGGTCATCGGAGGCGTCCTCGACGACCGGCGCGACCGCAAGGCCATCCGTGCCGCCGAGGCGGAGCTCAAGGCCGCGCAGCAGGCGGCCGACGCATGAGCGCCAGCTGCGGACTGTGCGACAGCGACCTCGAGGACGGCTACCTCTGCCCGGGGGACACGCTCGGCCTCGCCGAGCGCCTCGAGCGGATGCCGAAGGCGTATGCGGCGCTGGCTGGATTCCTCGCCCCGGCCAGCGCCCCGCCCGGGGAGCGCGTCTCGGCGAGCCGCGCCGAACCCGGGCTCCCGGTCAACGAGGACGTCCTCGACCTCCGGTACGGGGGGATCGCCCTCGTCCTGGAGTCGTGGCTGTCCGGCGTCCAGGACGCCCGCGGTTGGGGGCAGCCCGCAGTCCAGGGCGGCGTCGAGGAGCGCGTCCGGCGGGCCGCCCGCTCCTTGTCCGCCAACCTGGAGTGGATCGCCGCCAGCTATCCGGCAGCAGGCGATCTGGCCCGCGAGGTGCGGGAGATGGAGGGGGCCGCACTGTCGATCGTCGGCGCGGCCCCCGACCGGGGCCGGCGGATCGGGCAGTGCGTGGCGGTCGACGCGTCGGGCGTGGTGTGCGGGGCGACGATCCGGCACCAGCGGGGCGAGACCAAGCTCGTGTGCCCGTGGTGCGGCTACACCTACGAGGATCGGGACTTCCTGACCCTCAAGACCCTGCAGCCGAGCGAGAACCCGTGACTATAACGGCCCCCCGTGATAGTCTCACCGTTGTGACCGAAGAACCCTGGCGGGTTCGGTTCAGACGTGAGGAAGAGCTGGTGGAACAGCTCCAATCGCAACTGGCCGAAGCGCTCAAGCGGCGCGGCAAGGCGCTCGCCGACGGCAAGGCCGAACTCGGCAGCGCCTACAAGGTCGCGAAGGACGTCGGACGGAGCTACACCTCCATCAACGACGCGATCAAGAAGTACTCGACAACCG